TGAACTAGAGAGATCAACATTAAGACAAGATTCTTATGGCGATATTCCAAAAGGATATGCTTCAATATCCAGGGTTGAAAAGATTTTTGCAAAATCAGATAAAACATATTATAAATTAAGTTTTGATGCAGGATACAATAGAGATATTAGTGTTGATGGATCTCTATATGGTAATTTTTCAATTCATCCCAAAACAAAGGTTATTGGTAGGGTTCTTTCTGGTGCAAATACTATAGACGTAGACTCAACTGTAGGATTTCCATTAACTGGAGATTTATCAGTAGTTTATAGTGATGGAACTACTGGTACAATTTCATACTCTTCTAAGAGTTTGAATCAATTTTTTGGGTGCCAAAATATTTCAAAAACAATTTTAGATGGCACTGACATTTGGTTGGATGTCTATGCTTATGGATTATCAAATAAAAATAATAATGAGACTATTAGGGTAAGAATTACTTCTGTTCTCAAGAGTGTAGACCTGACTGCCAATACTTATTATCATAGTATTGGGGACACTGGTATAATAAAAACTCTTGGAGTAAATCCATCCGATGAAGTAGTTTCAAATAATTGGATTTTTAATATTTCTTCTGGCGTTGATGTTCTATCACTATCTTTGATTGATATTATCTCCAATACTTACAATCTGACTACGAAGATTGCGCACAATCTAAGAGTTGGTGATAGTATAAGATTACTGTCAAATGACGGAACAAGTGCGATCTCTTTGGTCAGTAACGTATTGTCTGATAGTATTATAGAAATAACAGGACAAGGAATTTTAGATTTAAACAGATCATATTCAATTCAAAGAAATTTACTTAAAGTAAATTCTCAAAAATATTCTGATCTCACAAATCAAATTACAAATGTCCAAAATGTATATAAGATTGATAATAAAACTTTAATAGCATCTTCATCTTTACCATCTTACAATAATCAACCACTAAATGCTTTTGATAGAACTGTAGTTTTTTCTGGAACATTTTCTGGCGACATATTTACTATAACTTCTGGCGAAGATCATGGATTTTACACGGGAGATTCTGTTTACTACACTCCATCTCAAGGATCTCTATTTACTGAGGGATTATACTTTATTAAGAGAGTTAACCAAAGTAGTGTGCAAATCGCTAAAAGTAGAGCAAACATTTATAATTCAATTTTCATAAATCTTACCAGTCCTGTTACTGTTACTGGTAGTAAATTTGAAGATTTCGAATTTCATTCAAGGAAATTAGAATCTCAAAAGATTTTAAGGGAAGTTAATACTCCAATTGATGATGGAAAAGAATATCAAACTGCACCAGGTCCAGTAGGTATTTTGGTGAATGGAGTTGAGATTTTAAGTTACAAGTCAAAAGACAAAATTTTCTACGGATCCGTAGAAAATATTGATGTTGTAAATTCTGGTTCTGGTTATGATATTATAAATCCACCATCTCTGATAATTACGGATTCTGTTGGAACTGGAGCAACTGGATATTGCACAATCAATGGATCATTGCAAGAGATTAGGATTATTGATCCAGGATTTGATTACATAGATACTCCCAAAATTAACATTACAGGTGGCAATGGTATTGGTGCCAAAGCAAACGCTTCTATGAAGTTAATTGACCACCAAGTATCATTTAATGCTGAGTCCAAATCGGCATTTGTAAGCATAACAAATAATACCATTGGGTTTTCAACTTTCCATAAGTTTAGAAATACTGAGAGAGTAATCTACAGAACTAATGCTCAGAAATCTGTTGGTGGAATTACAACTAATTCTACATATTACGTTTCAGTCCAAGACTTATTCACAGTTAAATTACATAAAACTTTTGATGACTCTTTAGTTGGCGTAAACACAGTCGCGTTGACATCGTTTGGTATCGGGAATCATTTATTAGAATCTTATAATAAGAAATCAGTAATATCGTCAATTAATATTGAAAGTGAGGGTTCTAACTATCAAAATAAAAAGAGAACTGCAACTTCTTCGGGAGTAAGCACTTCTTTGAGTTACATTACAATAAAAAATCATGATTATCAGTCTGGAGAAATTGTTAGATACTCTGCAACTGGATCCCCAATTGGTGGATTAGTAAGCAATACTAATTATTATCTAACAAAAGTAGACGAAAATAATTTCAGACTATCTTTAGTTGGTATTGGTACTGACAATCAAGATTTTTATTACAAAACAAATCAGTATATTGATTTTACGTCTACTGGATCTGGTATTCATAATTTCAATTATCCACAGATATCAGTAGAAGTTGTTGGAAATATTGGCGTATCTTCAATCTTCAAAGCACAGGTTCAACCAATTTTTAGAGGAGAAGTTACTTCAATCCATATAGAAAATAATGGTGTCGGATATGGATCTTCGGAAATCGTTAATTTTAGTAGAGATCCAAACGTAACACTCAGCAGCGGTTCAGATGCTCAACTTATTCCAATCATCAATGCTGGAAAAATTGTTGAGGTTTTAGTAAATAATCCAGGAAAAGATTATAGTTCTCCACCAAATCTCAATATTTTAACTAATGGTAATGGAATTGGTGCTGTTTTGACATCTATTATAGAAAATGGACAAATTAAATCTGTCAAGATTATTGAAAGTGGTGCAGGATATGATCAAAATAATACTTCCATTGTCGTTTCTTCTGCTGGAGTTGGAGCAGAACTCAAATCTCAATTAAAATCTTGGACAATAAATCTTTTTGCAAGATATTTAAACAAAATTAGCACTGATGATGGATTTGTTTTCTACAATCCAAATTCTAAGTATGGATTAGAATACAGTCATCTATATGCACCAAGAAAACTTAGAGAAAATTTGTATTCTAAAGATTCTGGTGGAAAAACTCTTTATGGTAAAAATGACCTAATAAAAGTAAATGATGTTGAAGTTTCTTCCACAAATCATTCACCAATAATTGGATGGGCATATGATGGGAATCCAATATATGGACCATACGGATTTGCAAATAAAAATGGTGGTGCAATATCAAGAATGAGATCTGGTTATGTTCTCAATCAATCTTCAGATAGACCACCATTTCCATCTGGATTTTTTGTTGAAGATTATGAATACAAAAATGTAAATGATGATTCTGTATTGGATGAGTTTAATGGAAGATTCTGCATAACACCTGATTTTCCCAAAGGAATATATGCATATTTTGCAACAATTGATAGTACCTCTTCAAGTTCATTTGGCGGATATAGATTACCAGTTTTTCCATACGTAGTAGGAAATAAATTTAAATCTGCTCCAAACGAGTTCAACTTTAGAAGATCATCAAATCAAGATGATATTGACTTGAATCAAACTAAGTGGGCTAGAAATACGTCCCCATATAATTTACTTAAAAATAATGCATCATATGCATATCTACCATTACCAAATGTTTTAGATCAAACAGTAGATGTCAAATATGCTTCTCCAGGTTCGGTAGAAAATATTGGTATTGTAACTGGAGGATTAAATTATAAAGTAAATGATAAGGTTATATTTGATGAGCAAGAGACGGGTGGATTTGGACTTTCTTCTAAAGTTTCCAGAATCGTCGGAAAAACTGTAAATTCAATCAGTGTTGCAAGTACAACGATTAATGGAGCCGAAATTTATTCAATAGAAGGAAACAAAAATCTATTTTTTGTTCAATCCAGTTCACCACATTCTCTATTGAATAGGGATATTGTTTTCATTTCTGGAATCAGCACAACATCATCTTTGATTGGTGGTTTTTATGTGGCAGGAATTTCAACTAACACTTTATCAGTCTATAGTCCATCTGGAATTTCTTCTGTTACGATAACTGGTATTGTCACTTATATTTCTGTTTCAGGAAATCTTTCTAATATCAGAGAAAATGATATTTTCCGTATTGGAACAGAAAAGATTAAAGTATTAAATATAGATAATGATTCTTCAAGAATTAGAGTTTTAAGATCTGCAGAAGGGACTGTTGGATCGGCACATAGTTATACTGATGTTCTTTATGAACAATCAAGAAGGTTTTCTATTAATGTTGGAATCACCACATCCTATGGACATAAGTTAAATAAAGAAATTTATTTTGATCCAAAAGAATCTTTAGGTATAGGAACAGTATCTGGTGTTGGAATTGGGTCAACACTTTCGTTTTCAAATCCAGGTGTTGGTGCATCACAGATTTTCATTCCAACAAAATCAATTTATATCCCAAATCACAATTTAGAAACTGGAGATTCTTTAACATATTCAAAAAATTCTGGTGATGCGATTTCAGTTTCAGTTGACGGAACAAATTCAACGCTACTTTTAGATCAATCTGTAGTTTATGTCGCAAAAATTACAAATGATTTAATCGGCATATCAACGGTTAAAGTTGGTTTAGGGACAACAGGAACTTTTGTTGGAATTGCATCAACAACAAACACAAAGAGTACTTTATATTTCACGGGTATTGGAACTGGATCATATCATAGTTTTAAAACAAATTATTCAAACTTAACTTGCAAAGTATCTAGAAATCTTGTTACAGTTTCTACTACACAAACCCATGGTCTAACGAACAATGATGAAGTGTTTGTTAATGTAAATCCTGGATTATCAACTTCATTTGTAATCAAGTATAATGATTACAATAGAAAAGTATTAGTAAATCCAAGATCTTTTGTTGCAGGAGATATTGATATTCTTTCAAATTCAATCTCTATTCCAAATCATAATTTCAAAAACGGACAAAAAATTGTCTATAACTCAACGTCTCCTTCTGGGGGATTGATTAATGATAAAATTTATTATATTGTAGTTTTTGATTCCAATACTATAAAATTATCAACTTCATACTACAGTTCAATTGGATTAAATCCAGAAATAGTTGATATAACTTCCACATTTGATGGAACCTTATCTCCTGTAAACCCACCAATTAAGGTATATAAAGATTCTACAGTAACATTTGATCTATCTGATTCATCTCTATCATACCTAAATGGATCTGTTCAATACTCTGCCTTTGAGTTTAATTTTTACATAGATTCAAATTATACTCAAATTTTTAATAAATCAAATTCAAGTAACACTTTTGAAGTAACTAGATTTGGTAGAATTGGTATTGATACTGGAGCTACGGTTACATTGTCAGTAACAGATAATCTCCCTCAAAAGTTATATTATAAATTAGATCCAGTTTATGATAGCACTCTTCCCCCAATTAAGGAAGAAATAAATGTAGATTCATCTGTTCAATCAAATAACGAAGTTCAAATCATTTATAGTGGTTATAATGGAAGACATAGAATTACTTCTATTGCATCAACATCATTCACATATAATGTTGAAGAACTTCCAGAATCAGCAGTTTATAATTCTTCATCAAAATTATCATATGAAACTACATCTCCGAGTGCTTTTGGACCCGTCTCTAAAATTGATATAACATCAAAAGGACAAAATTATTCATCTCTTCCAAAGTTTTCTAGAATAATTTCTGCTAATGGTACAGGATCCATTTTAGAAGCGTCTAGCAAATCAATAGGAAAAGTACAGAAAACTAAATTAAACAATATTGGATTTGATTTTTCATGTGACTACACAGTAAGACCTAATTTAATTCTCCCTCAGATTTTAAAAATTGAGCCTTTAAATTCTATTGACTATATTGGTATAACTTCTACCGGAAGAGGATATACCACTGCACCTAAACTCATTGTTCTTGATGGTAGCACCAAACAAGCACTGACTGAAGTAGATATTCGTTATTCTTTGGGTGATAATTATGCTACCATTTTAAATAACACATATAGACTTAATGATACCACTCCAACTATTATTCCAACTCAAAACTCTAATGGTGTTGGTATTGGATCAATTTTGTATAATCCATCAAACAATAATGTAACTGTAACTCTATCCGTTGGATTTAGTACTCTGAGTTCATTCCCATTTGCAGTAAATGACAAGGTTTTGATTGAAAATGTTAGTGTTGGAATCAATTCAACTGCAAAAGGATTTAATTCCGAGAATTATGATTATCAACTTTTTACTATTACTGCAGTTGACGCAAATATTGGAGGGATCGGAACTGTAACTTACAATTTAACTGATCACTTAGTTGCGGGTGAAGTTCCGGGAAGATATGACCCTGTAAATTCTTCGGGAAGAATAATTCCCGAAAAATACTTCCCTAAATTTAATGTTGGTCTAAAACCAAATAACTTCTTTGAAAATGAAAATGTTAGATATCCAAATCAACAATTACCTTTAGGTTTTGTTGAAGATTGGAATGAAAAAACAAAATATGTACGTATTTCTTCAAGAGAAATTCTCAAAGAAGGTAACATACTTGAAGGTACGTCTTCAAAAACTCAAGGAAGAATTTCGTCTGTAGTTAAGACGGAAGGATTTATTGATGTTGGATCATATTCCAAGTCAGAAAATGGGTGGATAACAGAAACTGGAGTTTTAAATAACCAATTACAAAGGATTCAAGATAATTTCTATTATCAGAATTTCTCATACTCTTTAAAATCAAAAGTTCCATATGATACTTGGGAGAATGCAGTTGGATCACTCAATCACACTTCTGGATTTAAGAAGTTTAGTGATTATCAATTAGAATCTTTTGGTTATTCTGGAATTAGTACTGAAACAGTTTCTCTTATTGATGTTACTACAGATATTGATGGATTTGCAAGTCTCAATTGTGTGTATGATTTTGATCTCGCCAGAGAGAATGCATTAATAGTTGGTTCTAAAGTTATTTCAGATGAAATAACTTTCTCAAGTAGAGTACTGACAGATTATTTTGAATCAGTAGGAAACCGAGTTTTATCGATTGACGATATAAGTGGTCAGTTTAACAGCAATCCAAGATCAACAAGATTTTCTATTGTTCATAGATTCCCATTAACAGATGCTAGAGCACAAAAATATGTTACTTATGTGAGAGACAAGAGATATACGTCTCAAAGACAATTAATGCTCTTTACCCTACTACATGACAATACTATTGGGTATTTAAATCAGTATGGTAGAGTAGAATCTGTTTATGATTTAGGTTCTTTTGATTTTAGTGTTGAAAGAAATGAAGGATTAGTACTTTTCTATCCAACAAAGTATAAAGTAAATGATTATGATGTAACTACACTATCATATAATGTAAAAGATAGTTTTGCTGGTATAGGAAGCACTACTTTAGGTAATATTGTAAGTTTAAATACTAATACAACATTTGTTTCTTCTGGATCAACAACAATTATTGGAATTGGCACTACCTATACTTCTGCTAAAGTATTAGTAGAAATTTCTGGAGATAATGGTCAATATCAATTCAATGAGTTAAACCTGATTCACGATGGGACAAATATTGAACTTCTTGATTATGGACAACTGACAAGTCATTCTACAGACTCATTCTCAAGTTCAGGTCTTGGTACTTTCTATGCTTATTTTTCAGGATCAAATTTAAAGGTTGATTTTACTCCAGTTGTTGGAGTAGCAGCTTCAGTAAGTACAATTCAAGTTGCAATTGCTAACACTGCAGTATCTGGAGTAGGAACTTTTGATATTAAATATGTAAGATTTGAGGCAAAGAGTACATCTATAGCATCTTCAACATCACCATCTGCAAATATAATTGCAGAGTATCCAGATTCTTACGATGGTGGATATTACATTGTCCAAGTCTCCGATATTACGAATAATAGACATCAATTATCCGAATTAGTTGTTCTGGACGATGAAAACGATGTTTATGTGACGGAGTTTGGGAATGTTGAAACACATTCTGGTCTTGGAACTATTGACGCTATAAAAACAGCAAACTCAACCAGGTTAGTATTCACTCCCTTACCAAGCATTAATACTCAGGTAAAAGTATTCTTCAATTCCCTTACAAATTTTGACGAGTCAAACACACTAATTCAATACAATAATAATACCGCAACATCAGATTATAATGTTTACTATGGAACGGAAAGAGATGTTAGGTTATCTTTTGACCTCAAACATCAAGGAAATCCAATTTTCCAAAAATATTTTGATGGCAGCAACTCTTCTGTAGTAAGCACGGCATCAAGCACCATAACAATAAAAAATCATTTCTTTGTAACCGGAGAAAGAATTACATATTCATCAGGATCACCAACATCAACTCCTATTGGAATTGCTTCTACAGATTTTGGAGTAGGAATTGGAACCACTGATAAATTACCATCTACAGTCTATGTAATTAAAATTGACGAAAACAATATTAAGTTGGCAAGAAGTGCTGAAGATGCTTTAAAAATTGTTCCAAAGTCACTGAATATAACTTCTGTTGGTATTGGAACTAGTCACATATTTACTTCAACAAAACAAAATGCAAAAACACTAATATCAATTGACAATGTAATTCAATCTCCTATAGTATCAACTTCAACTACAACACAGTTATCAGCAAATCTTTTATCAGTAGATGATTTACTATATTCGGATTCTATTGATGGAATAATTTCCGGCGATCTTTTACGTATTGATAATGAAATTGTAAAAGTAGAATCCATTGGGGTTGGCAGTACAAATGCAATTCGCGTCGCAAGACCTTGGTTAGGAACAGAACTTGCAAGTCATTCCATTGGAACTTCTGTGACTAAAGTGAATGGCAATTACAATATAGTTCAAAATAAGATTAGTTTTGCAGAGGCTCCTTATGGGAATATTCCTTTTGGAACATCTACTAATCCACCCGATGAAAGAGATTGGCTAGGTATTACATCATCTTCATATTTCCACGGAAGGGTGTTCATGAGATCTGGTATCACAGATTCCTCTAATGAATCATATAATAAGAATTATATTTTTGATGATATTTCTTCAAGATTCAATGGATCACAAAGAACATTTGCATTAACATCAAATGGTTCTGATATTACTGACATTTTTGAAGACAATGCTATTGTACTCATAAATGAAATCTTCCAGCAACCAGGATTAACAAAAAATTATTCCTTATCTGAATCTGTTGGAGTTACTTCAATTTCATTTGTTGGATCAGCAACATCCCAAGTTTCCGATATTAATACTTCAAACCTTCCCTCAGGAGGAATAATTGTTTCGGTTGGTTCAACTGAAGGTTTTGGATATCAACCTCTAATATCTGCAGGTGGAACTGCGTTGGTATCTGTTGCAGGAACCATTTCGTCTATTAGTATTGGCAATAGCGGATCTGGATATAGGTCTTCAATTCAAACTCTAACAGGAATTTCTACTGTTGTTGTTAGAGTCGGTGTTGCAACATCTTCAACGGGGATTGCAAATATTCAGTTTATTGGAACTGCAGCAGTTAGCAACGGAAGTATTGTTAGCATTGCGATAACAAATCCTGGAGTTGGATATACTTCATCCAATCCACCACATGTGATTATTGATCCACCACTTTCATATTCAAATATTCCATTAATTTATAGTTCATCTTCTTCTGGCATTGGCACTAGAGCAACTATAGACGTTGTAGTTGGACAAGGATCTAGTGTAATTGAATTTGAAATTCAGAATACTGGATATAGATATGAACCAGGTGATATATTAACTGTTCCTGTTGGAGGAGCAACTGGAATACCAACAACGCCAAACTCAGTTGTAAAAGAATTCCAGATTACAGTAGATAGTGTTGATAGAGATAAGTTCTCTGGATGGTCTCTCGGTGAATTGGAAGTATTTGATGACATTCAACAATTGTTTGATAGTAGCAGAATTATCTTCCCACTAAAATACAATGGTTCAATAATCTCTGTTTATGCAAAGAAAGGTTCTCCAATAAACATCCAAGATGTACTTTTAGTTTTTATTAATGATATTCTACAAATCCCAGGCAAAGGTTATGTCTTTAATGGCGGCAGTAAAATTCAATTTACCGAGGCACCAAAACCAGATGATACCTGCAAGATTTTATTCTATAAGGGAAGTGGTGATAATGTTGATGTTATATTCCGTGATGTAGTAGATACAGTTAAGATTGGTGATGATTTGCAATTAACATATGACTCTTTTGTTGGACAGTCACCAAGTTTATTAGAAGATGAAAGAAAGGTAGTAGACATACTATCAATTGAGACTGTTGAAACAAACCCATATTTTGGTCCAGGAAATACTTCAGTCACAACACTAACAAGACCAATAAATTGGTGTCGCCAAACTGAAGACTTAATTATCAATGAAAAAGAGGTAAGTAAGAATAGAGAGTTCTATGAGCCACTCATCTATCCAACTACACACATAATTCAACCAGTTGGTGTTGGATCAACTATTGTATATGTTGAAAATCTAAGACCATTCTTCAATCCATCAAATGAAAATACAGTTTCACTAGATTTCCAAAATAATGTAACATTTATTTCCCAAGATTCTAAGGTATCAGCAAGTGCAACTTCTATTGTCTCTATAGCAGGAACTATAACTTCCATTGATGTTGTAAATGGTGGTTTTGGATATGAATCTGCACCTAAAGTTACAATCCAAAATCCAATTGGAATTGGAACAACGACTTCAACTGCGGTTTCATCAATAACATCAGGAATTGTAACATCGATTTCTATTACGGGTGTTGTTACTGGATATTCATCAACAAATCCACCTATAGTTCTCATAGATCCACCGACAACTAGTGTTGAAAGTAATAAAGTATCATCTTATGAGGGTGATTTTGGAATTATTAGCGGAATTTCTACAACTTCTGTGGGAATTGCTTCAACTGGAATTGTATTTGACTTTTTAATTCCTAAAGACTCTCCACTCAGGGGAGGAGTAATTGCCGGAATTACAACAATAAGTGGAATACAAACTGGTTATTACTTCGTAATATCAAATTCAAATGTTGGCAATGGAGTAACTTCATTAAATAATTCAGGTTCAATTGTTGGGTCCGGATCAAGTTTTCTTGATGGGGTTTATCAAGTTGCTTCAGTATCAATTGCACAAACTTCTGCAGTTGGATTTGGTATTACATATGTTGCTAAGGTGATAGTGAGTCTATCTAACTACAATGGATTGAGTGGTATCGGATACAGTAACAATTATGGAAACTTTAGTTGGGGCAAAATTTCATTGAGGTCTAGAACAAAACCAAATTCATATAGTGCATATGTTAATGATGGATATTCGGGAATTTCTACTGGAACAATCATATCCAGAACTGTCCCATTAAAATACTTTAATTACCTTTAATAAATAGATAAAAAACTCCACAAATGGCTGCAATTATAACTGACCAAATTAGAATATTAAATGCTAAAAACTTTGTTGCTGGAGTAACTACCTCTACCAATTCTTATTATACTTTTGTTGGACTTCCAAATCCAACAAATATTCAAAGTGATTGGGACACCACTCCACCATCTCCACGAGATAGTTTTGATGAAGAAAATAACTATTGGGATACAATGATTGCATTGAAGAAGATTAATTCTTCAGATGTGCGTCAAGTAGTGCAGAAGAGAGTGTGGTCTTCTGGAACTACTTATGATTACTATAGACATGATTATAGTAGATCAAATGTCGCTCCAGTTTCTGGTGCAACAAGTTTATATTCTTCAACTTATTATGTCTTAAATAGTGACTATAGAGTTTATATTTGTCTCCAAAATGGAACCGATCCTACTTATCCAAGCGGTAGACCATCATTAGATGAACCAACGTTCGTTGATTTGGAACCAAGAGCATCTGGAGCAAGTGGAGATGGATATATTTGGAAATACTTATATACAATTAAACCAAGTGATATTGTAAAATTTGAATCAACAAACTTTATGCCTGTCCCATTAAATTGGGAAACGAGTGCGGATAATTCTTCCGTAAGAAATAACGCAGTTGATGGATCCATAAAAATAGTCACCATCAAAAATCGTGGGGTTGGCGTTGGCACCGCGAACAGAACTTATACAAGAGTTCCAATTAGGGGAGATGGTACTGGCGCAGAATGCACTATTGTTATCAATAATGATCAACAAGTTGAATCAGTAGTAGTTTCAAATCAAGGTTCCGGTTATACCTACGGTAATGTTGATTTGGTTGTTGGAAATGTTCCTACAGGATCAGTCAGACCATCTTTTGATGTGATTATTTCTCCAAAAGGAGGGCATGGAGCAGATATTTATAGAGAGTTGGGAGCATACAATGTTCTTCTATATTCCAGAATTGAAAATGATTCCCAAAACCCAGATTTTATAACGGGAAATCAAATTGCAAGAGTTGGTGTTGTAGAAAATCCAAAACAATTTGGATCAACACAATTACTGAATACAGACAAAGCAAGTGCTGCATATGCAATAAGATTAACTGGTGTTGGATATAGTTCAGCATCATTTTCTCCAGATTCTATGATCACTCAAACGGTAGGCACTGGCATAACTGCTTCTGGTAGAGTAATTAGTTACGACCAAACAACCGGAGTCTTAAAATATTGGCAAGATAGAACTCTTGCTGGATTTAGCACAGGAAGTACATCAGTTGGTATGGCACAAACTAATCCACAGTATGGATTTGATTTGGTTGAATTTACAAGCAATCCATTATCCGGAGGAAGTCTGGTAATTAATGGAAATACTGGATCTACATTATCAATTAGTACATCCTTTACAGGTATATCTACAGTAATAAATAGTAGAACCTACTATCTTGGTCAGTCTTTTGTAAATGGTCTATCAAATCCAGAGGTCAAAAAGTACTCTGGAAACATAATTTATGTTGATAACAGACCAGCAATTACTAGATCATCAAACCAAAAAGAAGATATTAAAGTCATTTTGCAGTTCTAAAGAATTATGTCCCAAGTAACAAACCTCAATGTATCGCCATATTTTGACGATTTTGATGCAAATAATGACTACTATAAGGTTCTTTTTAAGCCTGGATATCCAATTCAGGCAAGAGAACTGACAACTTTACAGTCTATTTTACAAAATCAAGTTGAGAAGTTTGGGCAACACTTTTTTAAAGAGGGTGCAAAAGTAATTCCCGGCAATACTTCATATAATCAATTTTATTATGCAGTAGAGTTGA